GTAATTTTAATATTAAGCATAGACATAACATTTATAAAATATTTATTTGTATTGTTATTTTTTGTTACTAAATATTCTTCTATATATTTTATGTTAGTTACTATACTGTCATTTATATTTGATAAATTGATGTCTCTATAAGTTCTATCATCATCTACTTCTTTTGGAACTTTTCTTATATATTCATTTTTTATTAATTCTTCCTTTACTCTATTTTCTAATTTATGTCTTGCTTGTTTTTCTATGTCTGTTAAATATTTTGAATTAAAATCTATTGTCCTATATCCTAAATATTCTTTATAATGGTTAAATAATTCTCTGTATTTGTAATCATAATTTATATCATATTCATCAATAAGAATAGTTGTTTTTGGTCTATAATTACATATAGTATCTTTTATTTTATTTCTTATATTAATTAGATTATTAGTTGATTTAATAAGATTTAATAAATGAGGATTTATTACTTTAATGGGGTTTTTATCTTCTACTTGTTCGTTTATGCTATTCTGTTGAATTATTTGTTCTTTAACTTCTTCGTTTGTTGGTTCTTTGTATTCAACTTTATCAATATTTAAACATTTACTATTTAATGGTTGAAGACCTACATTACCTATTAAATTGTCTATATATCTTTTTACGGAACTTTCATTACAATTTGGTAAATTAGTAATTATTTCAATTTTTCTATCTTCTTCATTAAATAATAGTTTATATCTCTCATCTTTTACTGTTTTTGATTGACTATTTATATATTTTTTAATTTCATATACTTTGTGTAATGATGATGATGATTTATATAAATAGTATCCTGATGATGGACTTGACACTTTATATATTGTATGTATCTTTGTATTTTCTAAACTCATTTTTGTTTTCAGTATTTATTAATATTAAAATATTTTTAAATCAAATTTTTACCGTTTTTAACTATTTAACCGTTTTTTAACCGTTTTTTCTGGTAATTAACCGTTTTTAGTAAAAATATGGTTAAATCGTTTCATCATCCGTTTCAACCTCTTTTTCCATCTCATCTATTATCTTATTAAACTCTTTATCAAAATCATCTATCTTTTCTACTACCATTTCTATATTTGGAATTTCTTTGGTATTCAAAACTTTAATTTCATCCCTCAATTTTCTAATCTTATCTCTTATTTCAAACTTTTCTAAATGATAGTTTGTTTTAAGTTTATCAAGTTCTACATATAACTTCTCTATTTCAAGTCTTAATTGAACTATTTGTAATCTCTTATTTTTCATTATATTATTAATCTTCATTTAATTTATCTATCTTTTCTGCTATTAATATATCAGGTGGTATTTTACTATTTTTATATTTTTTAACAAAGTCTTTCATCGTCATACCTTTTTTAAGACATTGTATTAAGCAGATACACCATCTCCCGCAGGTTGCGATACGAGCATCTTTTTTATCTTGTAAGGGATGACTATTATATAAAACGGGACTATTACTATCTTTTAACATACTTGTTATAAATGGTTGAATACCCAACTGTCTATTAACTTGATATGAAACCCATTTTAATTGACTATCTGGATATGAACCATAAGAACAAAAGTAATTTATAACCCCATTCTGTCTATATAGTGCTACATAATGACCGCTATTTTCGCTTTGTTGATATAGTATTATACAATAAGAACCATCTTTAGGAAGTAATTGTTGTAGAGATTTATTTTTCAATTCATTATATCGTATAACAGCACAATTAGGAAGATACTTATTTATAGTGTGATTATCCATAGGTTCTTCTATAACTTCTACAAGTTCCTTTGCTTTTTTAGGTGATACAACTTTTTTTAATAAAGCGTCTGTTTTAACCATTTATATAAAATATAATTATATTATATAAATTATAATAATGGCGAATAATTCTCTCGGGTTATACAGTCAATTCAATCATTTACTACCTACAGCATTCCATAATTTAAGCGTTCAATCTTCGGGTGGTGGTGGAGGTTCTCAAACTCTCGCTCAAACTTTAGTTAATGGGAACACTACTGGCGGAACTGATATTATACAAACATCAGGCGATAGTTTTAAATCTTCTTCTAATAGCGATTTGAAACTGGAATTAGATGGTAATGGTAAAGTTTTAATAGAACAAAATGGTTTCTCGGGAAACGCCTTTCCTATGTTAAAATTAGTTTCTGTTGATAATAACAATTTACCTGCTACTATAGATATATACCAAGATAATAGTGCTGTTGCTAATGATGATATAATAGCGAGTATCAGTTTTAAAGGTAATACTTATACAACTAACGAAGAACTTTATGGTTCTATGGATTGCCTTATAGATGACCCTACTTTTTCAACTATGAATGGTTATATACGATTTATATTAAGAAATAGTGGAACTTTAACAGTGCCCCTATATATATATGGTAATTTTATTAAACCTATAGCATTAATGGATAATTTATCAACTACAGGACAAACAGGTCAAATTTTAAGTTGTAGTGCTACTGGAACAGGTGCTTTACAGTGGATTTCACCATTTACGAATATGACCGCTACGGGTGGTGTTGTTAATACTTATTACGAAGGTTATACTCGTTATACATCACATACATTTTTATCAACAGGTTCATTTACTATAACAGGATACGGAACTAATGTTGTTCCTGAAATAGATATGTTAATCGTCGGCGGAGGTGGAGGCGGGGGTGCTTCTAACGGAACGGGTGCTTTCGCTGGAGGAGGCGGTGCTGGGTGTGTCATTCAAATATCAGGATTTCCCCTTAACTCTACTGCTTCATTACCCCAAATTATTACGGTCTCTATTGGTAATGGTGGAGCAGGAGCGACCCCGGGCAACACTGGAACAACAGGACAAACGACTACCGTTTCTATTCCTGCTAATTTAATGCTTAATAATACTGCGTTGGGTATTACCGCTACTGGTGGGGGTGGAGGTGCTGGCGGTATTAATCCCCCTGCGAATGGTGTTAATTCGTCTTATGTATGGACTACTCACTCTGGTTCAACTTTAACAACTATTACAACAACATCATCTTCGGGTGGAGGTCAGCAAGGGGCAGGGTCATCTACGACAGCCCCAACTGCCGTATTTAATAGTGCTGTTGGTGATTTATATAGTGCGGAAAGTGTTAGAGCAGGAGGTTATAGAGGTGGTATAGGAACTACAAGTGCTACAAGAGCAGGTTGTAGCGGTGGGGGTAGTTCATCACAAGGAATAGCACCTACTACATTAGCACAATATATAGTAGGCGGGTCTTTAGGTCATACTACATACTGGGATGGAACTAAAAGACTTTTTGGTGGAGGCGGTCTCGGTGCTACATCTGGAACTGTCGTTGTCGCTCCTACTTCTGCTTTATATGGAGGAGGGATTGGTGAAGCAACTGGTTCAGCATTTTCGGCAACTGCGGGAACTGCTAATACTGGAGGCGGTGGCGGTGCTTCATCATCTTTAGGTATAGCAGGTGCTTCAGGTGGTTCTGGTATATTTATTGTTCGTTATAAGAGTTAATAACCTTCTTATAATAATTATTATAATAAGATTAAGCGATTTGTTGTATATTTGAAATTATACTCGGTATTTCTGGATATCTACCTACAACTTCAGGGAAACGGGTTGCTGACATAGTAGCATCAGTAGAATTAAAGAAGACTTCTACATATTGTCCTGATGTAAGTTGTAATATATACTCACAGAAAGGGAAAGTCTCGCCTGTTTGACCTGCTACGACAACCTGACCGCCTGACCTTGGAACAGGTGTCCCATTTACAGCAATATAGATTTCACACGGAGAATTACCGCCTCCTGTCTTATCAAGCTGGATGCTATAAGTAAAACGATATACACCTGTTCTTTGGACGAATATTCTTGAACCACTAAAACTTGTGAATTGTGCTATTTCAGTAGTATTATAAGTAATTGCTGTAGGAGTGTTCGCCCCTAAAACAGTCTGGGATACTGTGCTACTAAATGACCCGTATGCTAATGTTTGAGACCACGGTGGAATATACTGTGCTAATATATACCCTGTAGTAGGGTCAATAAATTCTGTTCTACTCATATTTATAATATATATTTATAAAAATTGTAATTTTCATTAGTAATAACAAAATGATTATATCTTGAATTATTAGTCCAATAAAGATTATATAAATACCATTTATTTATAGTAATAGGTGGTAGAAGTTCTCTAATAAGTTTCATATTAATTTATATGAAGATTATTTAATTATTTATTTAGCGTTTCATATGGCGTGCTAAACGACGACCACCTGAAATACCATCACCGTCCATCATTTCGCCACCTGAAATACCGCCCCCTGAAGCACCTAAACCAACTGCTCGTTCAATTAATTTTGGGGCAACATTTAAAGCGACATTACCTAAAGCACTACCTATGTCTTTTAGGGTATCAAGGAAACTACCACCTACCATTCTTTTAACATCCCCACGAGTATATGCGCCCATTTGGGAAGCGTCAAGGACATCTTGTTTAGTTAAAATACCTGTGAAAACTGATGATTGACCCCGCTCACAAACGAAGACCCCGCTATTCATAGTGATTAAACAGATTTCAGGGGTAACGGAAGCATCGCTATTGTTAGTGACATTTAAGTTAATTTGTAAGTTGAAGTTCCCTAATGACCCTGGGGCATAGAAGTCCTCGGTCAATTGAATTGCTTGTGCGAAGTCCAACATTAAGAATGAACCCGAAGTCCATAAACGATAACCATTTGGAACTGATGGTGAATAATTACCACCTGCTATTGAATTACGGAATGCTTGACCCGAGAATTCATACCAATTCTGGTTACTGCCCGCATCTCGGGAATATCTATAAAGGTCTTGGATTTGGGCTGATGCTAAAATACCCGATTGATTATTAAAATTTATAGAAATAGAATTAATAACCATACAACTATCACTATCATCCCATAATTGACTTGTCATTGGCTTACGAACCATAAGTATTAACTTGTCAGGGATTTGATTTAATTGAAGGGTTGATGTAGTTAAATTTGCTGATGCTCCCGCTGATAATGGTGTTTGGGAAGTTGTTAAATATCTTGGGAGTTCATAATAAGGAACAACATTGCGAGGATTGACAAGGGCGTCGCTTGGATGTGGGGTCAAGAAGTTAAAGAATAAACGGGAATTTGAGAATGATGATAAAGTAACTGAATATGGAGCACCGTTATATAAACTTGCGTCGGTAATTGCTTTAGCACTTCTCCAAAAGCGTTTAGTATCCCCGATGTTGAAAACGAAGTTAAGGTTTTGACAGCCATATAGGGCTTGTGCGTTTGATTGAGGGTTTGCGAAAATAAATGGGGAAAGTAATAAAGGTTCTGTAATTTGAACTTGAATAGTAACTGTTCGTGTTGCTACACCATCACCTACAGTATTACCTGCTATTGATAATAGTGGATGAGCGCCACGAGGTAATAAATCATTATCAGCAACATTAACCCAACTACCTAAAGGATTGTTATTAGCACCAACCGCATCTGGGTATTGTTTATAAGTATCAAATGCTACTGGGGTCATACCGTTATATGCTTGTAATTCACGGACATCATTACAACGAAGGATTGCTGGTAATACATCGCGAATATTTATAGAAACTGAATTATTATTAATAGTTGCTGTCATAACACTACATAAGGAATGTAATGGAAATGGAGCAAGGGCTTCTGTAAGACCATAATTGACAAGGTATTCACCTAAAGCAGGGACACCGCTTACGACGAATTCTACTGTTGATTGCCACATAACACGACGGTCAATTAGGGTTTGTTCGCTGGGAACTTGGATATTATATGTGTGACTGGAAGTGGTTTGTGAAATTGCGTTGAATTGAGCACAGGTAACATTCTGCCCACCCTTTTCTACTTTATATTTAACCCTGTCAGTAACAGCCAATCTGGGGTCTATAACCTTCACCTTAACGAAATCTGCCATTTTATTTATATACTATATCATAGGATTAGAAAAAAATTACGGAATAAAACTTAACACCCATTTTTTTATCGCATTATTATATATAGATTTAAGAATGAGCCAAAGTGAAAGTGGTAAATTAATTTTTTTTTAGTGGAACGGTTCAAGCCACCAATGCTGTTGCTTCGGGTCGTGAAGCCTCGGTATATACTCAATAAAAAAATATATCGCTATTTTATACTATAAAATGAATAATACTTCAAGTGATATTCAAAGTCAATCTCACAGTGAATTATTTACAGGTTTAATAAGCACAGGTTTTACTATTTTATCATTTTTATTATATAAAGTTGTAAAAAAATATACATTAAATAGTGATTGTAAAAACAATCAACTTCATATTACCTTATCTTCTATTGATGATAAAATTAATCAAACACATACTTATATAACAACCTTTTTTGAAAGTATGAAAGAAGAAGTTGAAAGACAAGATAGATATAATCGTATAGTTAGAGAACATAGAGACGCTACAATAGACAAGAGTTTAGGCGAACATAAATCTTCTCTTAACTTATAAAAAGTCTTTCTTATACTTTTTACCGTTATTTTTACTAAAAACGGTTAATTACCAGAAAAAACGGTTAAAAATAGGTTAAATAGTTAAAAACGGTAAAAAATGTATTTTCGTTTAAAGTTAAAACAAAAATATAATTAAATATATAAAATGACTTACTCATTTATGGTAAATAATATTAATATTGAATGTGAATGTTGTTGTGACTGTCCCGTTAATCAATTATATAGACAATTAGAAAATCAATTCAATATTATTAAAAATAATAATTCAAGAAACTTAACTATTGATATAGATTGGATTTATAATAAAAAAAATATTTTTAAAAAAACTGTTAGAGATGTCTTAACTAAAGTCGGTTATGATAAAATAAAATTCTCTAAATGTGATAATTGCCCTATTACATATCATATTAACTTTAGACGGTCTCCTTCTTTAGAACAACAAGAAGTTAATTATTTAAATACTCAAAATAATTAATATAATATCTTTTTTTTATTATTATATATTATATTAATTAAATATGTATAATACTCTTTATAACCAACGAATTAGAGACCAAATGTTAGGTATAGACCAACATTATATTACACATTCTAAAAACCAATATGTAGGCACACAAGAAGATATGTTAAGAGACCCATTAGCACCTCTTATTGAAGGTCAAGACTTACATACCCTCGCTATCGCTCAAGCACGAGCAGGTTTAGCAAAACAAACTGACCCATTACGAGGTGGTAGCGCAGTAATTAATCCTGAATATATGGCTTCTTTAGAGGGTGATGGAGTTAAACAATATAAAACTACTATGGAAGGTGGTTATATGGGTCTTGGTGAAAGACCACCTGTTCCTGAAATGTATAATCGTGGTAATTCTCCATATTTAGAAGGAATGGGTAAAGAAGAAAATATGATTGAAATGAAACCTGAAGATTTTAAAAAAGAACATAAAAAATTAACTAAAATGTTAGATAAAACTTCTGCTGTATTAAGTGATGAAAGTGAAGAACAAAAACAAGAATTAAAATCCCATTCTAAAAAAATGAAGGGTGGTTTCTGGCAATTCTTATTACCAATAGTAGCCCCAACTGCTATCAAGGCTGTCCGTGATATAACTGGTTTAGGTATGGTTGAAAAAGAAATGGTTATGGATGCTACAAGAAAGACTGGTAAAAAACCTGATATATCTTTACACGGTGGTATGATACAATCACAGGCTTCAATTGACTACTTTAAAAAATTAAAAGGAGGTCAAGCATATAGAGGCATTATTAGTGGTTTAGGAGCAGAAATCCCAAAGGGCGGTATGAAAGCACAACTCAATATGATACATAAATTAGCACAAGACCCACAAAAATTACCTGCTATTAAAGCAATGGTTCAAAGTTTAGAACCACATTTACAAGGAGCAGGTTGGTTTGATAAATTAAAGAGAACATTAGGTTTAGATGTCGCATATGAAAAACTTAAAAAAGGTGCTAAAAACATTTATCAAACAGGTAAAGAAATCGCGAAGAAACGAGGTAAAGAATTAATGGAAAGTTTCGGCGAACAAGCACAAGACGCTTTGATTGATTTAGTTTCAGGTAAAAAAGTAGATGTTAAGAAGAATTTAGAAGAAGCAAAAAAGAAGGCAAAAAGAAAATTAATTGAAGGTTTAGTTGATACGAAAGAAGGTATTATTGAAGAAGTTAAAAACTTAAATCCTCGTCGTCGTGAAAGAGAAGAACATATAGGTTTTGAATTACCACCTGAAGAAGAAAAAGAAGAAGCAGAAATAGAAGCACGCCGTCGTCGTGGTAGAGGACGACCTAAAAAAGGTGGCTCATTAATGGGTTCTGTATTAGATGGTATGAAATATGCTGAAACTCCTGAAGGTAAGCAATTATTAGGCATTATTGGTAGTAAATTAGGTTTGAAGGCAAAAGGTCGCGGTAAAGGTAGAAAGACCAAGGGAGGCGCATATAAAGAAAGTCGTGAAGAACCTGATTATGACGAACAAATGAAGAATAAAGATAATTTAACCGAACAATCACAAATGAAGGCTGTTATTGGGACTGGCAAATCAAGTAAATCAAAACGCGGTCAAATTGTATCTATGTTAATGAAACAAAAGGGTTTAAAACTGGGTCAAGCATCCAAATACCTAAAAGACCATCCTGAATTATTAAAATAAATCAATATAAATTAATAAAATACATACTATTTTATAAATCTATATTATATAAAATGACATCACAATCATATAGCGTTAGAAATGCTCTTGTTCGTAGAAATAAAGAGATAATAGACGAAACAAAACGAAATGAATACCCATATAGAGTTGCTAATAGAGAAGTATTCGCTTTAGAAAAAAAAGGAGCGATGGCGGAAATACCACGAGGCACTCCATCATTAGAAACATTCCAAGAAAATTCATTATTAGGATTACAAGCATTATCCGTATTAGAAGAATTAGAAAGTTATTTAAATTATTCAACTATTTATAATCCCGAATATTTTGAAGGTCAAATAAGAACAAGTGTATTCGCAAGTGCGCGTAGTGTATTAATTGAATATATTAATAATTTAAAATTCAAAGTTATACCAGATATAAACCGAACACGAGATAGAAATTTAATATCACAAACATTATCAACTTTAAATAAAATTTACACAAAATTAAAACAGACGGTTCAATTTGTATTTAAAGAAGCGTATGATGAAGCGGAAAAAAAATGGGAAGATTTAGATAATTTTAATTATGCTGATGATGAAGAAGAGAAAAAAGATTATGGTAGATATGGAACATTAATGGAAGTTTTAGGAAACGAAAAAAGCACTTTTGATGATTTATTAAATCAAATAACACAAATTAGAGGTATGGTTCAGGGACAATTAACATCGGGAGTAGAACCAGTCGGTAAATTTGTAAAAGAAGAACAACCTGAATTACAACAACAAGAAATCAAAGAAAATATACCTGAAGTAAATGAACCTTTCCAAGAAGACCAAAATTTAGATGAATTAGGAAATGAAGAACATTTACAATTTGACGCGGGTGAAGATGTAGGCGCTGGATATGACCCAATAGGACAACAAAAATCTCAATTTGAAGCAGGTGAAAAACGATATAGAGATGAAATGAAACAAGATGAAGACGATTTAGAAGGTATGGGTCTTCGTTTTAGATTAGCAAAGACAAAAAATAAAAAAAGATAATTATATAAATGAGTAAAGAAAAATTATTAGATAAAATACCAGAAGTCGCAATTCCTAATGATATTAAAAAAGTATTTTCAGTTATAACTTATAAAAGAGATAAACCTGAAGTTTTCGGTAGTTCAGCATTAAAATCTCAATATTTCTCTGTAGATTATGATTTATTTAGTAAAATATATGAAACCGCAGATATTAATAAAGCGCGTCAAGAACTATATAGAACTTTTTTAAATATGTTTGAGAATATAAGAGAATTAGATGATATATATTTAATGGATATGAAAGCGGGTATTGATGAAGACTTATTTGTGGAACGAGAAAGATTTAAAAATCCATCCTTTATAAAAAATTTCTATCAAAATCAATATAAATCGGGTAATATAACAAAAAAAAATTATGAAACTATTGTTGATTTAGCGAATAAAAATGATAAAGATACTTTATATGAATTCTGTAGATTATTATGGACTTTAAGATGGTCTTTTAATGATATGAAATTAGGATATAAAATGTTACAAGGAAATCGTAAAAAAACATTTCAAGATGCTATAGATGATAAAACAATAGTTAAAATAGATATAGTAGCATATGTAGAAGACAAATTTATAGAGTTTAGTAATTTATTTGAAATCTTTATAGGAGATAAAAGTATAAATGTAGCAAAATTAAGAATAATAGACAGTATAAAACAAGATATATATGACTATTATTTAGACCATAATTGGTTTAAAATGTTAAAAAGAATATTTGTTATAGCAAAGTTAAGAAAAGATTTAAAATTAGTAGAAATATTAACACATTTTTTTAATAGTGATGCGGGTTTGGTATATAAAGTTCGTGGTGATATTCAAACTTTATTTGATTTATTAGATAAAGGATATGATGATAAAAATACTGTTTCTAAAATTAAAAATGAATTACAACCATTAAAAGGAGAATTAAGTAAGGTATATGAGTTCAAAATACCTGATACTATTTATGGAACAATGGATAGTATGACAAATGAACGAAATATAAATAATTTGAAAAATGAATTAGAAAATACAAGTGATTTATTATTAGATATAGTAAATAAACAAGCATTCGCATATATAAAACAAAGTAAAATAAATTATAAATCATATTTACCATCAAGGGAAAATAGATTATAAAAAATATACATATAATAATAATGTCATTATACGAATATTTTTATTTATACAAGAAACCTAATTTAGAAGAAACAGCAGGAATTCCTACAAATGATATGAACTTATATACAGAAGAAAATTATGAGTTTGACGCTTTTTTAAATGTATTAGGTTGTTATAGAACAGATAGTAGAGTTCATTTTTATAGTCCCAAGAAGGGAGAAGATGTATGGGATACATTTTCACAATTAAAAAGTCATTTAGAAAAGAAATATAATAAAAATGAATGGTTCGTTCATACAGGGGCACACGGGTCTTGTATTATACAACTTACAAGTTTAACACAAAATAAATAAGAGGTAAATAGGTGTTATATCTATATAACACATAATATATTATAACAGTTGTTATAATATTCATATATTATATATAAATATTATAAATGAATGCTAATGATATTCGTAATCCACTTAATAAAGAATATAAGTTTGAAGGTGATAAAGCGTATATCGCTAATGAATATTATTATGATAGAGGAACAAAAGATAATAAAGAAACTATTGAATATATACCCGAATTTTATAACTCAAAAGATTTTTTGAACTTTATATTTGGTCTTAAAAAACCTGATTTAGTAGAAGTTTTAGGAAAAGTTACTTATAATAATACACGGGAAGAAATTAAAAAACTATTATTAAATTATGATTGGTCTAAATTTAGTCCATCAGGATATCCCGATAAAAAATTAAATAATGATGAAGTAATAAAACGATTAGAAAAAATATTAGATATTAAAAAACAAGAACCTAAACCTGAACCTAAACCTGAACCTAAACCTGAACCTAAACTTGAACCTAAACTTGAACCTAAACTTGAACCTAAACTTGAACCTAAACTTGAACCTAAACAAGAAGAACCAATCCAAGAAGAACCTAAAAAAGAGAAAACTTTTAAAGAAATAAAATTAGAAACATTGAAGATATTATCAAAATTTATAAATGATACAAAACAAATATATTTAGAAAATTATAAAAAAGAAGGTAAGATAAAATCATTTATAGAGGATTATGTATTTCAAATATATTATAACAATATGGAAATATTAAAAAATATAAAAAATATAGATGAAGCCAAAAAAGACATTAATTTAGAGCAATTTTTAGATAAAAAATATAAATCACCATTACAAATATGGGAGTTATACAGAGCAAATACAATATTTACAAATATAGGATATTATTATGTATTACAAAAACATAATAACGATTGTGTAATAATATCACCTGAAAACTTAATGATAAGTAAATACAACGCAATCAAATTATCAGTAAAATTAAATGATATTAGAAAAACTATAGAAATAAGGTTTCCTATATTAGAAAAAAAATTAGATGATTTAAGTAGTTATTTTGAAGCAGTTGATAAATGTAAGGAAGATTTAGTAGCATTACCAATGAGTTTAGCATTTTACGGAAGTAAAGATAGCGCACACGCAAATATGATTATTATAAATAAAAAATTGAAAAAAGCATATAGATTTGAACCACACGGATACCAAACAAGTATAGGTAAAAGTTATGATAATTTATTTGAAGAAATGGATAAAAATTTAGAAACTATATTTAAACGGTATGGTTATCAATATGAAAGAAGTTCTACAATATGCCCTCGGCGTGGCTTTCAAGATATAGAAACTGATGCTAACCTTAAAGAATTAGATGAACTCGGTTATTGTCAAATGTGGTCTCTTTTCTTTTTAGATTTAGTATTAACATACCCTAATAAAGATATGAAAGGATTAGTTGATAAATCAATATTAGTATTAGAAAAAAAGCCTATAAAGTTTAAAGAGTTTATAAGAAACTACGCATCAAAATTTATAGCAATATTAGAAGAAATTTTAGATAAAATGAGCGAAGGAGAAACCCCCGATTTTAAAGAAAAAATCGCTGAATTTATGACTAATAAGAAAATAATAGATGATGATGATAACCCAATATGGGATAAAGTATTAGATTTTATAACTGATATGACTATAAAACAAGCATCCAAAGAAAAACCTAATAATATAGTAACAACAACACCCGAAAAAATGAATGGTTCAGGTAAGCCCAATTATGCTTTACACGCGGTTATCGTAAAAAAACCTGTAAAATTAGAAAGAGCCCAAGAAATAGCACATAAGTTTATAGATAAATCAAAGAGATATTATAGAGAAACAGGAACATCATATCGTTTTAGAAACATACCAAAACAATCATTTATACCGAAATCATATAGAACAAAAAAAATAAACAAAGACATATCCCTCATATACGGAGAATTGAAAGACCCCACAGTTCAAGGAGCGGGTTTAAAAGATTTATGGGAAAAGGCTAAAAAGAAGTTTAATGAAATAAAAGAAGGTATTAGAGTTAATCCTGTATTGGGTATTCTTGGAGAGCCTTACTGTGGTCCGGGGACTAAATTAGAAGGACAACGCCCAATTTCAACAACCAGTAAAATATGTCACGACCACGATTATAGATATAATACTATTGAAAAAGCGAAAAAGGCAGGTATATCACGAAAAGAACGAGAAGATATGATGCGAGATGCTGATGAAATAATGTTAAGGGAATTAGATAATACTAAAGAAACAAAATTAAGAGATAAAATAGTTCATACTATTTCAAAAGCCGGAATACGCGCTAAAGTATGGGCTGAAGATAATTTAGGGTTAGATAAATTACGATTTGCGGGTGGTTTATACTACCAAGATATATAAATTTGATTTATAATTATTTAAAGATAAAACCATTATATACCATAAAAATCCATAATGAGTAATCAATATAATAAATACAATAATTCAAAAATATATAAAATATGGTCTCCACAGACAGAACTTATATATATAGGTTCAACAACACAAACATTATGTCAAAGATTTACAGACCATAAAAAACTATTTAATCAATATAAAGAAGGTATAACTAATTATACATCATCTTTTAAAATATTAGAATATGAAGATGCTAAAATAGAATTAATAGAAGAAGTTAATTGTGAAAATAAAGAACAATTAAGACGCAGTGAGGGTGAATTAATACGACAATATAAAGATATATGTGTAAATCTATTAATAGCGGGTAGGACAAGAAAAGAATGGCAAGAAGACAATAGAGATTATGTAAATAAAAGTTGTAGAGAATACTATGAAAATAATAAATCAAAAGTTTTAGGACAAAAGAAAGAATATTATGAAGAACATAAAGAACAAATAGCAGAAAGACGCACGCAACCTTATCAGTGTATATGCGGTTCTATTATCAAATATGGTGATAAATCAAAACACTTTCGCACACAAAAACACCAAAGTTATTTAGAATATAGTATGTTTCATTTATTAGATTTATAAAAAGTAATCTTTTTTTTATAACTCTATATTATAATAATAATGCCTTCTCATTGTAAAGTATCATACCCCGATGATGATGAAATGGATATGAATGAACGATTAAAAAACCATAAAGCCACAGGTGGAGTATATATGCGCCGTCGTATAAAGACTAATGCTGGAGTAAAACCAATGTGTCCTCAATGTTATAAGTCATTAATGACCGCAGTAAAAGAATTAGAACCACGCCCAAATAGACTTTCATAATTTTAACTGTAAAAAAAATATAATAAGTTTTATATTTTATTTATTTACTTTTTCATATAGTCGTGTTGTGTGACTAAACTATGCGACATATTAGAAGCGGTTTGTTCCATTTCAGCATAGGTATCAATCATAAAACCGTATTTATGTGTAATATATATATGACGAAGCATACTACTACCAACATTTCTATTAAAAATCTTATTTAGTAATCTTGTAAGACTATTAATTTTATCTAATGGTGACCCATCCTCATAAACAAGAAATCTAATAGGTTCTTTATTACTAATCTTATTTAATTTACCTTTAATAAGTGGATGAAACTTAAAATAAATATGCTTAATCTTATTAAATAACTCATCACTAATATTCAACACTTTTTTACCTTCGTGTTTTACGGTTTTATAAACATTAAATATAAATTGTTTATTTTTCATATCAAGATAATTTTTATCATTAGGTAAATCAGTATTATCTTTAACAACATATAAAAGTTGATAATCAGCATTACGGCGAGGTTCATTATCAGTATATAGTGATATTGTAATATATTTTAATAATGTTTCGTATTGTGGCGTATCAATCTTTTTTTCATCTTCAAACCTATTAACTTCACTTTTAAGTTTATCTTTAATTGATAAAACTTCGTCCCACGACATCCAGTTCTCACTTTGAACTTCAGTCTTTTCATTAGTTTTAGGATTATTTTTAACCATATCATATAATTTACTTTTATAACTATCATATAACGGAGCATATGACTTATTACTTTTACTATATGATTTTAAAATAGAGCATATAGCAGTCAAGTATCCTTTTTGTGTATTAATAGCATATTTACTAATTTTTTCCATAATCTTATCAGTATCTTTTAAATAAGATAGATTAGTAAGTTGTTTATCAGTTTTACCGTATGCTAATCGTCTTAATTGGTCTATATAAAGACTAATAGAATTATTACTAACATCTTCAGCAGTTAATAATTGTCTAATTTTATCTTCAATATGGACTTTAGATTTTTTATTATTTTCAGTAGTATTTTCTACTGTTTCAATAGATTTAATATCTTCGCTACTCATTTTATAATTACTGTATATTTTATATAATACAATATAATTTTAAGTAAAAATATAAAATAATCAAATTTTTTAAAAAAAAATAATTGTCACTTTTTATCTACTTAATACTACATTACCCATTGTATATTCATTTTTAATTAAATGATGATTAATACATTCATTTATAATTGTTTTATCAAGTTCTATAATACTATATAATACATATACAACTCTATTAATAGAACAATATTCTTTTTTAGGAATACCATTACTTTCTAAAATTTCTATAATTTTACAAATAAGACTAATCATACAATTATTATATACTCTTTTTAATGGTATAGTAGGATTATTATAATGTTTTTTAATAAACTCACCCATAAGTCTATATTCTTCTTTTTCAAATGAAGATAAATATAGATTACTAATACGGATGTGTGGTTCTCTTTTAGATACCGAGGTCATTTTAATTATGTCTCAATATTCATTATAAAAAAAATGAATAATAATCAAAATTCGGCGTTATTATTCATCATTATCACTATCCGTATCGTGTTGTTCCTCTATTTCATTTTGAAAATGTTTTTCCATATTATTATCACTATCACTTAAATAGAGTATTTTACTAAAACATACACCACATTTATATTCACTACGCTTTTTTTTCTTGTCTCTCATACTTTTAATTTTTAAAGCACATTTAGTATGTATATGATGAGAACAACAAGCAAGAGTTTCATTTTTTAAACAATTATCTCTACATATCCAACATATATTACTTTCATCATTACCGTTCATATGATTAATTATACTAATAATAGAATTATATGTGTTTTTTGTCATTAAAGTTCTACCTGAAATAATATATTTATTACTTTTTTGATTTATAAAATATATCAAGTCAAGAATATATGCTATATATATAATTTTATCTCTATCACACCCATATTCAGTATGTTCTATATAAGTAAGATTTAGAGTTACATATTCATTGAAATCATAAGCATCATCACACAAATCATCTATTTTAAATATACACTGTAATATTAGTGGATTTCCTGATTTATTAACTAACTTGTAGTCAAACTGACAAACAATAGTAACATCATCAATAACAAATTGTATAAATCTCTTATTTTTTATAATGTAATCCAATGATAGTGCGATACTATCATATGATATAGGTTTATGTAACTTGAAATGTTTATCAGCAATAGTAACATCAGTAATTTCATTATTATCATTTGAAATACACTTATTATAATTATAGTAATTTCTAAATATTTTAGGCATTTTGGATTTCTCAATACATAATAAAATGAATTATGAATAATAATCAAATTTTTTACCATTATTTTTTACTAAACGGTTAATTACCAGAAAAAACGGTTAAAACTATGGAAAAATGGTTAAAATAAGTAAAAAAAAAGTGTTTTGTTGTTGTTCGGCTGAAATAGTAAGTTGTATAAATTATTGTTCTTTTTCATCATCATCACTATTATAACCAGTAGAACTATTAGTAGAAGAAGTAGAAGAAGTATTAGAACGACTTTCTATAACAGTGCTCCATTTTTTCCAGTCAGTTTCATTTAAATCTGCTTGACTAATATTATTTTTATTAATATCTAACATTTCACGATGTTTTTTAGTCTTAATATGAGGAGACATACCACCAATACAAACTTCCATAGAACAGATACATTTAACCTTTTTCTTTTTATCAGGTCGTCCTTTTCTATTATCATCATATATCTTTTGTCGTTCTTGGTCGGTAATACCTTCAGCATATACACGAGTTTTAGGTTTAGTATTAATAGTATTATTGATAGATTGTATAGTTTTTTCATCTAAATCATCTTCTAATGATTTCATAAGTTCTTGTAATTTTAATTTAGCGTCAGCCTGTTTTTTAAGTTTCTTTTCATTAATAAGTTTAGTTATCATATCATTATAACTATCAGTTAAATCTAATAGAGATAATATATGTTCTACTTTATATTTAGTCCAACATTGATTACATATAAATCGGCTATTATCAGTAGCATTAATATTAAGTTCGTTTTGTTTAGTTTTAGGGCATAACGAACAATTATGGGACATAATTTCAGTATTTAAATTAGAGGAAGACATTTTGATTAGTTTTCAATACTGTATAAAATAAAAAATAATTATTAATCAAATTTTTTTCATCATCCCTGTAATGTATAAAAAAAAGTCATTTAGATAAAATTAATAAGGTATTTATATAAATGACTGCTTAAATTCTTCAACAGTAATATTATGGTTTCTATAATGGTCTTCAGTATATTCATCAGTATCGGTATCACTATCATCATCAATTTCATCATTGAATTCATTAACCATATTATCAATAGCATTAGTTAATTCATCTTGTTCTTGAATAGAAGGAGCAGTAATAACTTCTGCTTCATATAATATAGCAGTAGGAACAGGTTGAATACATTTACTAAAGTAATATTCTTCATCATCATTAACTTTAGTAGGTATAGCAAAATATTTATCTTTTAGACTATTATTATCATCAATATTAACAATAAATCCATTATCATTAATTTTACCAATAACTTTAACAATAGAGAAAGGAGCACCATAGTTAATAACTTTAAAAGCCATTTTCATATCAAAATCAGCAGATTTAAATAGAGAAGTCATACGAGAATTAGATAAATATTTAACTCTATTACCAGCAGAATTTAGAAGATATGTATATTCATTATTAGCATTAGAACACATATAATAACCATTTGTATCGGTAATATATTTAGTATTATGTTTAACTTTAAACCTAACTCCATTACTATCACATTCATAGATACGAGAATATCTATCTTTCATATAATAAGTATCAGGATAGGATTGACGCCCGATTTCAACACGATTAACTTTATTTTTCTTAACTTTCCTTTTAATAACAGTTTCATATTTATTTTTCATTTTAGAAAGCATAGGTTCATATTCAGTAATATCATCATCATCCATATCTAATAAATCGTATTTTTGAGTATATTTATAAATAACAGTTCCATTATTAATAGTAGTATGGTTAGTAGATAAAATCTTATCAGGTTTATACATAATACCCCAACTTAAAGTCATATATAATTCTTCAGTAATAGGATTACATATAATTTCAACATAAGTTCTTCTAATAGGATTTTGTCTATCTTCATTTATATTATTCATAAACTCACGACGCTTTATAAAAATATTATTAATTCTATTGAGAATAAGATGTGTATTATCTTTACTATCATCATCATCTAATCTTTGTTTAAGACTGTTAATAAAACGATTAGCACTTTTATCACTATAATTAAATGATAATGTAGAAGAATAATTATATAATTGAGTTTCAACAGTATTAATCGCTTGTATTCTATTACTAATGATAGAATATTCTTCTTCCTCATTACAAAATGAGTTACTATTTCGTAGTTCATTTAATTCATTAACCAATTGAGAATAAAGTGAATTAGATACTGTATGATTAATATAATTCATATTTTTAAAAGATAATTTACCGTATGATATATTAGTAAGTATATCTTTGATTTCATTTAATATTCTATTATAATTTGGAGACATTTTTTCTGTAACGATATGTATAAAAAAAAAATTAAATATTAATCAAAATTTTTTACCTTACCCTTGGAATATAAAATAAAAAAAAACCCTAATATTTATTCTATAATTGTTTTACAAGTAGGGCATTTATTATTAGGTAAATTATATAAACAATCGCTACATATAGTATGACCGCAACAACTCATATTAAATTTATTACGAGGGATATTACTTTCTAAACATATAGGACATTCTAAGTCAGGGTTATATAAAGCATCGTATAAATGTTTAGGTATTAACTTAAACTTACGATTATATTTCTGTAATTCATCTTGTTTAGTTCTATAAAGTTTAGATAATTTTAATTCTACTTGTTCTTGTTTAGCATTAACATATTGACTAATTAATCTTGTTTTATGAAATACATTAATACCTATTTGTGCTTCAAAAGTTTTTTTAAAATCTTCATTAGTAAATGAATTAATCCTATCAATAGAAGTCTTTTCTATTTGTAACATATATTTATCAATATCACTAAATATATTATCTAATTGTTCTACAGTAGATATAACAGGTTCAGGAGCAGATTGACTTTCTTTTTCTTCAACAGGTTCAGGAGCAGATTGACTTTTCTTTTCTTCATCAGGTTCTTCTAACCTTTCAATATTAGGTTGATTTATAAAGTCAAATCTATCACAATCTCTTTTAAAATCATCCATAAATAAGTTATAATTATCAAGTTGTATATATTCCATATCACCAGAATAATTAAGAATTATGTGATTTTCTTTGATACAATCAGTTAAATATCTACTATAATCCTCAACAATATCACAATAATAATTTTCTAAATGAGTATTACCAATCTTACAAATAGCACTACCACCAATAATTAATGCTTTTATTTTACCACCAGTAAATCGTTGAAGAGATAAAAGTAAGTGATTATCATTATAATATATAATGACGAAAGCACATTCATTATCTTTTAATTTATTAGTAGCAAGACATAAACGATTAAAACCATTAATATCAAAATAACTACAATTTTGAACTGTTCTTTTATATAGTTTAATATTTCTGTAATTATCAATATTTAAACTTCCTTCTACAAATGGATTAGACGCATTTGAGAAGTTAAATTTTAATTCAATGTTAATAAAATTCATTTTATTCAATTTCAATACCGTATAAAATAAATTTTAAATATTAATCAAAATTTTTTACTTAACCCTTGGAATGTATAAAAAAAAGAATAACCCCTTTAAAACCCTAACAATATTTTACCACATTTAACCTTTTTTCCATAGTTTTAACTGTTTTTTCTGGTAATTAACCGTTTTTAGTAAAAAAAGGAAAAAAAAGAGCAATGCTCTTTGAAAACCAATGGTTTTACTTTTATATTTAGTATTGATATTTAGTATAGACAAACATAGAATTATTTAAGCACAAGGACGCATCATTTCATCAAGTTCTCTATCAATCTCATCAGTTTCATCATCAGTATCATCATCAGTATCATCATCAATAAAGATATTATTAGTAGTTAAATAATTAATAACGAAATCTTGTAAATCAGTATCACTACGACCCGTCATTTCGTCGTAATAATCGCTATATGGTCTAAGTTGAGTAGTTATAGTTTTTTTAACATCAATGATATTACTAACTGAATGTGTAGTCATAGTAGTATTAAGAAATTTACCATAAATCAAGGTAGGACGGTTTATATTATAGTGAAAATGAGTATATATAACAGTAGTATTATCATTAGTAAAATATAAATCCAACCTATATTGAATACCGTTTTTTTGACGATTAGTATAAAGGTTAATTTCATACATATTCGCAAAACTAATTGTATGACCCCCACCATACAATTTCATTCTGCGTGGATTTAAATTAGTTTTAATATAACCATTAACTATATAACCATTAGTTATAGAATAATTATTAGATTTAATAATATATTCAACTTGTGTAATTTGAGTATTACTAACAGCAGAGGACATAATGAGAGAGCAATAAATAGATATAAACTATAAAATAGTATATTGTTACTAATATAATACCGATAATCGGGGTTAATCAAATTTTTTACCTTAACCCTTTGGAAACGCTAACGCGTTAGGAATAACTCGCTTCGCTCGTGGCGCGCCCGAGATAATTACCATATTATTTTATATTATTACCAGTAATAATCTAAAGTAAAGATAAATATAATAAATTATTATTACCTAAATATAAGGTAATTACCTATATAATTTATGTATGTAAAAATAATATAGTAAATTACTATAATAATATTGGAAATTACATAAATTATATAGGTA